CATCCACCATCGCCTGCAGAACCGGACGCACCTCATCCACCGTCACATGCTTCTGTAATACCGCCGACAGGGAAGTCAGTTTCTCTTCAAACGCTTGTGCCTGCGAGGCCATCTTCCCCTCAAATGTGCGCTGTAAATCCGCCAGCACTGTGGAGAATTCTTCTCCCAGTGCACGAATAATGGACAGTTCCCGTTCCGTCATTTTCTCAGTATCCCCCCTGAACATCGCTTTCACCGCATCATGCTCTGTTTCACTGATTGCCTTATTACCGTCAGATGCGCCGTCAGGCAGCTGTGATGAAACTGTTTTCCCGGCAGACGAGAACGGATCCTCACGGGCATCACGACGGGACAGCGCCTCCAGACTGTAGTTCTGCTGCTGAAGATACAGTGCATCACCGCCGGCCAGGGGCGGCAGGTTCTCCCGTTTACGGGCCTCATTGGGCGTGAGAAGCGTATTTTTCACCGCATCCCCCAGCGTTTTCATGCGCCGCTCACTGTCCATTCTCAGCAGCGTGGTGACATCAAATTCTGTACTCTCGTTTTCCCCCGTTTCCAGCGCCTCATCCAGTAACAGTTCAATGGACTCAATCAGCGTCTGCAGGCACTGGGAATAATACTGCTGCTCCAGCGCCTCCACGTTGTCACTGGAAGGCGGTTGTCCCACGCCAATCTTGTAGGCCGGGACACGGAACACCGAACAGACAATTTCAGCGGTCATCTTCAGTTGTTCCACCGTCTGCGCATCCACAGGTGAAAACGTCGTGGGGTTGTATTTTGCCCCGTTGCTCAGAATGGCCGTTTTCCCCGCATTTTCGCCTGTATACCCGCTGTCCCAGTTGCTCTTCAGTTTTTTCGCATTTTCTTCCGTAATACTGCCGGGGATCTCAATCACCCCGGACGGCCTGCCACCATTTCTGAAAAAAGACGTCGAATTTTCCTGAATATGATGCCCCTGCGTGGCCGCCAGCCCGGCGGCATACACCGGCGGCAATCCTATAAGCGGATGAAAAAAACAGTTAAACCGGTCGTGGATCACTTCCCGGGCAGGCACCGTCACCGCCTCCGTGATCCCGCAGTTCCGGTCCGGCGTGATGCGGTAGAACACCTCGCCGTCATCCGCCACCAGAGGTTCAACCCGGCTCCAGTCCAGAATACGCAGTTCTTTGATCTGCCCCCGGGCATTACGGATTTTCAGCACCACCGTATTGCCGTGACGCAGTTTGGCGTTCAGCCACAGTTCAAAAAACTGGATGCGGTTCTGCTGGGCGTTGGGACGACGACAGAGGCGGGCAATATCCCCCCGGCGCGTTTCCCTGCGTATCCCATGCGCATCCGTCTGCATAAGACGCAGCCGCATTTTGGCGATATCCTGGGATATCAGCGAAATACATGCAAACACCGCATGAAAGGAGAGGACGGCTTCAGGATCGGCTTTCACGCCCTGCTGCCAGGCGCCGGAAAAGGGCTCAGCCACCGCCTGAAACAGGCTGGTCCAGCCCGCCTCTCTTACGTCACGTCCTGATTTCTGGTTTTTTCGGGTTCGCCGTAAAAGGTTCCACATTCGCCATGCTCCGCATCACGTTTCTTTTTCTGACCTGCCGGACGTCGCACCGTGATGTACTCCGCCTTTCCCAGGCGAACCAGCACCTCCGCACACGGCTGTGCCACATCACGGATATCCCCGGCCCGGGCATCATGCGTGCCCTGCAGATATCGGATCTTTGCCATAACCTGTTACGGGAGGCGCACGCCTCCCGTCCTCCTTATCAGACTCAGCCGCCGGACGCACTGCCGTAGTTCACTCCGGTGATCACCGCCACCGCCGCGGTACGGCGACGACGCCAGTTGATCCAGCGCTCCGCACGGATGGCCACGCTGCCTGTCTGGAACATGGAAACCAGCTCCACCGGGGACGGCGTGGTACTGTCGCCGCCCGGCTCAGACTGCATTTCCAGTGATGCCTCGCGGGACATATCCACTGCCACGCCGCCGTCATCCGCCAGATAAATATCCGGGGCATTCACCAGCACCAGCTGGTCACCCACGTACTGGGAGACAATCACCGGCAGCCCCTGGAAGGAGCCACCCAGCAGGGTCATGTCCGGGTATTCCTTCTGACCCAGCGCATTTTTACGCATGGACAGTGCCAGGGCATTGGTGCTGGACATCAGCCAGACCGCACCGGTGGGCTGCAGGTTTGCTGCCACAAACTGTCCAAACGCAGCCTCTGCATCCGCATCCGGGTTACCGGTTGATGCCGTGCCCTTCACATCATGGGTGATGGACGCCGGGGAGACATCTGCCACTGCGGCTTTTTTCGGGTCCACAAAGTCTGTATCCAGACGCGCCACCACCGCTTCCGCCAGCGCATTACGGACCAGTGCATCAGCAGCCGGACTGGAAAAACGGATCAATTCTTCCGTCAGTACCGCAATGGCCGACACCTTCGCATGACTGAAGGTGATGGATTCAAAATCAAACTTCGTCAGGGGTTTTGCCTTACCCTCACCCACCCAGCCGGCAGCACCGCCGGACACCTGGGCGTGCACACGGATATTGAATGGCACCTGACGAAGTGCAGGGATCCCGCCCTGACCAAATCGCCCGATAATGGTCTGCGGACGCAGGTAATCAATAAAGTCCTGTGCGTATTCCTGATATTCAGACAGGCTGCCTGCCCACTGCGGATCCGTGGTGGTCCCCGCGCCCACTGCCGATTTCAGGACATGATGCAGACGACTGTCATCCGGATACTGACGACGGGCCACTTCCAGGGCTTCAGATCGGACGCCTTTAGCCGCAGCCAGCGATTTGGCAAAGCGGGCGAAGCCAATCCCCTTATCCAGTTTCTGCTCCACACGGATCACCGGCGCAGAAGCCACCGCGGCCACATTCCCGTTACCGGCCTGTTTCACCGGCTGCGCCGTGGCGGCCTTACCGGCTTCCAGTTCACGCAGGCGCTTCAGGTGCGCATCCACCTGACGGATTTCCGCTGCGGTGTTGTCGTAATGCTCTTCCTCCTCCACATCCAGCGTGCGCCCTTCCTCTGCGGCTTTGGTCATGACCTCCTCAAGGGAGGCTGCCAGCGCTGCACGCTTGTTTTCAAAACTTTTAATCTGTTCGCCAATATTCATTATGGTCTTTTCCTTATGAAAAACGGTTGTTGACTGTGCCGCAGCGCCGGCAGAAGATGCGATTTTCACCACCGGTTTCCGGTTGCCGGACGCGGCAGAAAACGGGCGGTCGTAAGATTTAATGGTCCGGATGGTGCATTCCGCATTCGCGGGCACGGTGACGGCAGACACCTCCATCAGTTCCCAGCGCAGAAAATGCAGTCCGCCTCCGTCCAGAAAGGTGTATTCATGGGGACGGAAGCCCACGGACAGCCCCCTGACCAGCCCGGTCTTAATGGCCGCCCAGACCTCATCCAGCCGGGCAGCCAGTTGCGACGGCATATCCGGTACGGGCTTCACCAGTGTTGCCGTGATTTCCAGCCCTTCGCTGACCCGACGCACCGTACACTGCCCCACCGGGCGGGAATGGTCATGCTGCCAGAGAAACGGGATCGCACTGCCAAACTCCGCGCCCTCCGGCTCCAGGATGTCACCATCCCGATCCGGAGAAGGCGTTGACGCAATCCCGGTGATCACCCGTTCATCCTCACTGAAGGATTTCACCGTCAGCAGGGAACAGGCCCGTTTAAGAGTCACATCAGCCTCCTGAAAATAAAAAAACCGCCGGAGCGGTTCGTGATGGTTACAGTGTGAACAGGGTTATATGAAAAAAACCGCATATTCTTTCTTTTTCGGTTCCGGGTTAAGGGACATCAGGGAGACCGCATTGAACAGCGCCATCAGCGGGTCAATTTTTCCCCGTCCACTGGCCTGTTTGGTGATAAGAATGGCGTTACCTTTAGGCTCCACCCGGGCATTGCCGACACACCAGGCCATCAGGGGCTGGTCACCATGCACCAGCACCCCTTCAGCCAGTTTGCGCTCGGTGGTTTTAATGGCCCCGCCCAGTTTCCAGCCCTGGCTTATCCCCACCACAATTCCGTCGGGGATCCCGGCTTCCGCCAGTGAATCCAGAATCTGCCCCACACCTGACGGGTCAATACCGATATGCTCCAGTAACTCAGCCTCATGAATACGACGCACATACTCCGCCACTTCCGCCGTGTCATCCCCGACCCGACGGACAATCGTCATGTCTCCACAGGCCACAAAATCCTGAAAACGGGATGCCTCACTCTTCCGTCTGACCACCGCGGTTTCATGCGCCCAGGCATGGCCCCAGCCCAGCCATTCGCGGGTTTCCCTGTCACGGCCAATCACGTACATTCCCAGCAGATCATCCAGGCCCCCGCCGTCAATCCCCACCGTCACCACATCAGCGCGCTGCAGGATATCGTCCAGGCTGACGCGCCTGCCCTGCTGCTCCCAGAAATCCGCACCCGCCCAGCGGTCAGAACGCAGGGCAAGACCAATTTCCACATTGGCATGTTTTGACATGAAGCCACGAAATGCTTCCTCACCAGCCTCCCGGGCTTTACGGTACTCCCGGTACAGAAAGGCCTCATCCACTGAATAGCCGAGATTCGGATTGACCATGGCGAGGTTTTCCATCAGCAGGTGAGCCCCGCTTTCCACCATTTCAGGAGGGTGTTCAAATATCACCGGCAGAAAGTGCGGATCATGAATTTTGCCGTCGCGCACATCCCGGGCATACTGCAGTTTCTGTCTGAACACCCCGGCTGGCGGTTCATTCGACTGGGTGGTCGTATACACCACAAACCCTTCCGGGCGGGAGGCAAGCCCGCCGATGGCTTCACGTAACATGTCCTCCGCCTTGTACTGCTTGCCAAACAGCCACAACTCATCAATCAGCGTCCCCACGGACTTGATACCGGACACCGTATTCGGATCGGCTGCCACCACCTTCAGGGTGGTGTCCGTCACCCGGTGGGTGATGGTCCGGATATGTGTCTGCACCTGACAGAGGTCATCCAGATCATCGTCCCGTCGTACCATATCCCTGGCAGGATTGAAGGCGTTGGCTGCCACCTCCACAGTCGGGGCCAGAATCGTGTAACCCGCCGCCTGCCGCCAGTTCAGTAACAGCGCCGTCATCATGATCCCGGCGGCCAGTGTGGACTTGCTGTTTTTTTTGGGTATCAGAATGAACACTTCCTTGATATGGCGGACACCGGTCTGCGCATCGTAGGAGCCAAACAGAGCCGCCACCAGGTCAAACACCCACTGTGCACAGGACTCCCCGAACGTCGGGCTACCCGGTGCATCCACAATCCGCAGTTGTTTAAAAATCGCCAGGGCATGTGCGGCCTGGTCCGGATAAATCGGAGCCGGAATAATCGACAGCCCCTTTTTCAGGCGCTCTGCCCAGTCCGGGCAGGCCGTGCTCCATACAGGTATCATCCGTTGCCCTCATTATCGTTATTCACCACCAGTCGTGGTGGTGGTGGTACCGCAAAACGGTTAGCCGCTTTTTTCGCGGCATCACCTTTTGCCGATTTTTTACCGGCATCGCCTTTTTTATGGTGTGTGAACTGCGCCAGTCGCCAGGCCGCATCCAGTGCCAGTTTCGGATCAATGCTGAGGTTTTCCACCAGGATCTGCCCCATAGCTTTCACCGGATCGGGAAGACCATCCTCCATATATTCAATACCATGAGACATCACCGCAGGCGGTGGCATCTCCGGATTGTTTTCGTCCGGCTGTGGTATTGCAGCCGCCTCACGGCGACGGGGTTTATCCTCCTGCTCTGATTTTTTCTGCCGGTAAACAGGAACCTCATCCACCTCCACCGTTTCGCACTGTTTACGGGCTATAAACGCGAGCACCTCCGGATCTTTTGCCAGCTGCGAGCCTTTAACCCTGGCGGTCTTCGCCGAATAACCGGCGGCAATGGCTGACGCTGTTTTGTTTTTCCCGGACATGAGCGCCAGCGCAAATTTTCGTTTTTGCGTTGTCAGCACAGCCTCCTCCCGGGTCCAGAACGCACTCAGCCGGGTATGGTTCAGCCCATTTTTCCCGGCGTCTCATGCCGCAAATGTTAACTGCTGCCTGGTTAACATTTTCTGAAAAAGCCAGTTAACATTTTTTTCGCACAACAAACTGAATAATAAAGATAAAAACCGCAAAAATGCCTGGGCAGCCAGTTAACATGTTAACTGGCCTGAAACGGGAATTTTTTCTCTGCGTGAGAGGGGGCGCGGTGTCCAAAGCGATCGTTTTTTACGCCGGATGATACCCCCCCGGGTTGGGTTACAGTCCGATGATGTCGTCCTCTCTGCCACTACCTCCGGACACCTCCGGCAGCGTCGGGTCCGGCATACCACTCGCCGCTTCACGAGCAGACTTTTGTCGATGGCATTCGGCACAGAGCGTCCAAAGATTCGTCTCCTCATTACCACCACCGAACTGAAGTGCAATTCGGTGATCGAGTTCACTGTCACAGAGGTCAACCACACGACCACAGATACAGCACTGCCCGGCGTCCCTCAGCCAGATATGACGCTTGAGGGAAACACGTGCACTGCCACTGACACGACGCTGCTCCCCCTTCAGAATATTCACCCGTCGGGTATTCAGTGTTTTGATTCTGCTCTGGAGTGTACGAAGCTCAGCCATGTAAAATCCCCGTCATATGGCAATCAGTAAAGGAAATAAATATGTCATCGAAAAACCGGACCCGCAGAACCACAACCCGCAATATCCGTTTCCCCAATCACATAATTGAACAGATCAACATCGCCCTTGAGCATAAAGGGTCCGGTAACTTTTCAGCGTGGGTTATTGAAGCCTGCAGGAGAAGGCTGGCAACAGATGCAACGCATCTGCGCCCGGCCAGCATGACAAATAACGAGAAATGAACGTTCGGTTTCTTCCACCATCGCACCGGACAGGCGACTATGAGGGGACAACGCCGCGCTCCGTTAACGCGGTAAACCCCGGTGTGTATCGTTTTTGATTATCCCCGCACACTCGCGCAGAGGAGTCTCCCTGTCGGGCTGCGGTCTCTGTTAATGCAGGAATACGGCGACAATACCGCGCATGGATAATAAGGTCGCTCAACACACTGGTTGTAATGCAGCGGATACCATGCGGCATTTAGCGGCATTCATCGTACACTCCACGGTTAGCTCTTCATTCGTGGCATTCACCTGAAAGGTCCGGGAGTGTAATTGCGTACATTTACCACTGAACGAACCTTCAACAAGAACACGACCACGCTGCAAAATACGGAACGGAATTGTTCCCTGAAAAGGTTCTACGGTTACCCGTAATTTCTTCATGTATCCTCCGGATAATAAAAAGCCAGCTTAGTGCACTGAGTGCGGATATATTCCTGCGCCCCTTCCAGCTGCTTCTGCATTGTCATCAACCGTTCTCTGAGGATGAAATAATCCCGTTCAGCGGTGTCTGCCAGTCGGGGGCCGGTTGCATTATCCACGCTGGAGGTGCCGGTGGCTTCACGCACGGTACCGGGGCAGGTGGCGTTGACCCGCAGGCGCTTACGACCAGCGGCAACATCAGCGCGCAGAGTTTCATTTTCAGCTCTCGCATCGGCTAATTCCTTCGTGTATCTGGCATCAAGCGCAGCGACATCTCGCTGGCGCTGCTGCATGTCAGTAATAGTGGCATTCGCCAGTTTCAGCTCACTGACTTTTTTATCGCGCTGCGCTTTGTAGGTGATGGCGTTATCGCGGTAATGATTCAGCCCCAGACTAAGCACACCACAGGCTACCAGCATGACAATAATCACCACACACAGAACACGGTTCATATCACCACCAACGGATTGCCCAGACCAGAACAGCAATGGCCACAATACGAATGGCAAATGCCATTGCCCGAATAAGTTCAGCACTCATCTTTTTAAAGTTCACGATTTCAGCGCAATGACCAGTTTTGCCAGCCCATACAGCATCGGAGACACAGCAATACCAACAGCCACCCACTTAATAGCAAAAGCCAGCGCTCTGCTGATGTCATCAGTCACTGTCACCCCAGCAGCCCCGACGAAGACAACATCACCCAGGCGAGGGACAGAAAAAGAGCAACCAGCATTAGTGAAAATGAAATACCGACAATCACACACAGGACCTTTGCCGGCGTTATGAGTTTGTCTGACATAGCTACCCCTTAATTGCCACAATTAACTGGGATACTACCCATAAAAAAGGGATGCTCCAGACCAGCAAAAATTTCCAGTTTGGTAATTGACTAATCATGAGTCGCAACTCCCTAATCAGTTTGCTAAAATCAATCAAGGCAGCCTCCCATAGCTTACTGCCATAAAAACAAAACCCCGCTTGCTGCCAACAAACGGGGTTTTTACTTTTATTCACTTAGTTTTTGTCAGTTCGCAGGATTTCGTGTTATCCGTCCGTGTAAGCAAACCGCATTTTTCAGCAAAATATTCTGCTTATCTGTCGATACCCCAGCACGCCAGCGCGCTCTCCTGGTCACGACGGGATACCTGACCGTAGCAGTTGTTTGAACGAATACGGCAGTCTCTGCCACCGTCCTTAATCCACCAGCGAATCGCCTCACACGCTCCCCTGCGATCACCTGCATTAATTCGTTTATAAAACGTCGACGGGAAACACTTACCGGGACCAATGTTGTACGGACAGAATGACGCGATCCCCGCTTTCTGGGGTTCGCTCAATGGCACTTTGATGTTTTTCTCCACCCATGCCAGCGCCTTATCACGCTCAATGGCGTTAACCCGGTCGCATTTTTCCTTCGACAACTTCATGCCCGGAACGACAGGTTTGCCATCCACCAGGATGGCACCGCGGCAGATGGTCCAGATACCCGCGCCATCACGGTATGCCGTGGTGTGGTTACCTTCCTTTTCATCCAGAAACTGGTCGAGAATGTCAGGCGCAGGCGCACCAGCGGCAATCAGCGCCAGAACGGCAGCCGACAGGCCGTATCTGATTTTTGCGTTCATGGATATTTATCAGGATTTATCGGTTTCTGAGCCCTGGATATGTTTATCAGTTCCAGCCTGTTGCCTCAGGCTGCTAACAGGTCAATACAATCATGAGGATTATTTATGGACAATAACACCATTTCTCTACAGGAGTTGCTCGACAGCATTTCCAGGCTTCGGGAAGACGTGAATACCCTTACCGTCGCCTTCTCATATCTGGCATTCTCAATTCCAAGGGAACAGATGCAATCAACGCTGGCATCAATCCAGTTTGAATCATGCAATCCCAAATGGTCTCAGGAACAACAAGACTCTTTCAGGCGGCTTGCTGTATTACTGGATGAAAAATATGCTGGTAAAATTACCATTTCGGCGGACTCTTCAGAGAACCCGTAATTATTCCCGGTAGTTTTCCTCTGTAGGTTATCAACACATCCTGCGCCTCTAAAATTACGGGGCGCTTTTCCGGCGACTGCTCATCCCCTTCACATAACCCGGCAGCAACATCCAGGAAGACCTGTCTGATGCTCCTTCTGGCTGCTGCCTCATAAAACTCCAGCGCGGCACCTTCAACACGGTCCAGCGAGATGTCCAGGTCAAAAATTTCACCGTCAAAGCGTTTTTTGTCCCGTAACGCTAAAGTTATCGTAACTTTATTCTCAAAATTGCGGATCCCTTTCACAATCAGTTCATAGTTTTGAGTCATTGAATTACTCTCCCCGTGCAGCCTTACGACGGTCCTCTCTGATTTTGAAATACAGGTTAGTCAGATATGTCAGCAGCCCAAACAGCAGACTCCCCAGCACGCCTATTGCCGCCCACTGAGACGGGGAAACCCTGTCCAGCAACTGCAGGAACCAGTAGCCCGTTCCCACCGCTGACGTGGTGTATGACACACCTGTTGTGATTTTTTCCATCTGGTACATACCCCGTCTCCCGTTATCCGGAAGCTGACAACAATAAAAAAAGCCACCAGTTAAGTACTGATGGCTCTGATAACTCATGCAGGCATCTCAGACGACCCACTGACACTACCGGTGAGTTTAACGATACCTTCCATTTGACTGGCTCACTTTTTATGATGATGCCGGTGCATTTATCTCCAGCACCAGACTTTCTATCTCAACGCCATACGCTGCATTTTTGGTAATATCCGTCAGCGTCAGCGCATTCAGCCCCAGTGTCAGACTGTCTTTTATGACCTGGAATGCCGGGCCAGCCACTCCATTCAGTTTCGGAGTAACCGTGGCACTGCCGGCGGTGAACACCAGCTCCAGCGTCTGCCAGTCGTTACTGTAATTCCCGAACTCGCCCAACTTTGTGTTTCCGGCTTTCTTGTGATGCATCAGATTCAGTTTGCCGTCTGTGGTCTGGGTGAAGAACGACATCAGGAACGGGTTACCAGTCCCGGTCATCGCCACGACGTCAGGTAACGCTACATCGGTATACAGATAAATTCCCAGACCGAACTGGTTGTTGGTCAGTGCGCCTGACAGTCGAAACTTACAGCTCAGTCTGCCACCCCGTGTCAGCAGGGAGACCGCGTCATCCACCGGATGCATCAGGGACCAGGTTTTATTGCTCTGCTTGGTAACCTTAAACACACCATCTTCCAGCGCAACACTGCCGCCGGTGATGGTCCAGCCCTGCGCAGCAGCCTCTCCGGCTGTCGGCAGCAGGGAGACTGTACGAACGGATGTGTCACCATCAGACGGCCCCGATGGCGTGTCGCCGCCGGGCGAGGGTTTAATCTCCGGTGCGGTACCGCTGATGAAGGCGCTGGTTCGACCAACTGCGTTCAGAATAGCGGTTGCCAGGCGATCCGAAATAATGCCCCTGCGCGCCCATGAACTGAAATGTGTCGGACGATTTGACGATACCCAATTACCATTACTACGGGATTGCGCGCCGTAATAACCTGCATCAGCAATATCCGGGTCTTCTGCCGGTAAGTTGGTGGGCGTGTTGTTGCCGTTACCGTCGGTCATGAACGGCACAAAGAAAACGTTGTCGCTCTCCCTGTTTTTGTACGCGCCGTAGACGGAGTCATACTGTGTGCCGTATGTGTTTTTCCAGTAATACGTCGTGTCGCCACAAATCCACGGTACAACTGCAGCACTGCCGCCATGGCACTGCGCGTTAAATCCGGAAAGGTCAGTACGGAACTGCTTCAGCATGGCCGTGAACAGGTCCGGTTGCTGTGCGTAGGTGGCAGCGCTCATGTCAAATTCGCCCTGCATCCAGCACACCGCCAGCAACACATTTTTCGGGTTCTTCTGTAATGCCGCTTTGGTGCGTGCGATCAGGTCCTGATATAACGGTTTACCCACACCCCAGCGTGCCGAATCCTGGCTGGCCCCCGTGTCCGCACTGAATGTCCCCTCCGCGCCCTGGGTGAATGCCGAACCACCACGACAGCATGGTACCAGCAGGATCCCCGCGTTATTCGGGATATACGGAAGCAGTTTTTTGGCAATATGTAAGCCCTGGCCGACACAGCCGTACTGCCCTTTGCTCAGGTCTGCCTTCGGATGATTCAGTGCGCTCATATCCTGAACATCATGCAGGCAGTGGTCTGCCGGAATGATGTCGTTAAATGCGCATGCTTTACCACCGGGAGTCACTGTGTTGCGACGGGCCAGTTGCTTAATGCGTGGGTGGGGCGCATCGTAAGAATCCGGAAGCGGAAGCCCTTCACCGTAAGCCATGGCATTGGATTGCCCGGCCAGTACGATGACGTAGTACCACTCCGGCTCAGTTGCACCACTGACGACCACATCACCTTCTGCTGCAATCGCCTGCATCAGGGTATAAGGGGTTATGGCCACCGGACTACCAAACGGCTGCCAGCCCTCTTTCAGTTTATGTGTCAGCTTTTCCGCAAGATCTGACGGCGACGCCGCCCTGACAACATCATAGTGTTTAAATGCCATGGTTCTTTCCACCATCTGAAAAATGATTCTTTAAAATACCTGACATGTAATACAGAAAAAACACAAAACCATACCTTAATTAAAAACCTCATCATCAAGCAGATATGCATGGATAAACTACAAGACGAGATATAAACCACCCTGCATTTAAATAAACAATAAACAACATCAGAAAAATAATTCTGCTCTATGGTTTACAATCAAAAATATCATTTATACTTTTCAGAACATCACCAGCAAGGCATAAACAAGGAAACTAAATGAAGTGGATTGTGATTGATACAGTTATCCAGCCATCATGCGGAATATCTTTTTCAGTCATATGGAGTAAAATAAAATTAATAATCTGGTATCAATCGGATGCTTTCTTACCTCCTGAAAGTATATTTACACTGACTCACACAGGCATCATGCTCAATAACAAAGTGCTGCCTGTAACCATTTACAACGTAGTACCATTCAATAAAACATTCTGGAATTTAATCAAAAACAGCCAGGAATGCCCTACAAATACAGATAACGTATTGAATGAATGCTTTAATAACCGTTGCACTCTGCAAATATGTCCTTATGGGCTAAAACAACAAAGTCCATAAGGAGTTTACTCACATCTGACAAAATCAATATAAACAGCCCCTCCGGAGAGGGGCTGGAGAGTGGCGCTATGTGCCATTGCATGGTGCCGGGTGCCTCCCGGTGAATTCAGTACCAGCACCTGAATCCGCGATTATCCCATATACCTACTCGCTGATTGCCCCTCCGCACAGGGGGATTCACCATGCCAGTTTCTTTTAACAAACTCCCCGCAAACCAGACAACAGTCAACCGCCTGAATTGTGAAGTATTTAAAAATTTCTCCCGCTAACTGATACCCGGCTAACAGTCTGGCGTTTTCTTTTTCAGCAACGGGAAAGCAGCAACCACCACCCCCGCCACCAGCACACCGTCAGCCAGCACTGACATTATCCGGCTGCTGCAATGCCATTCACAAAAACAGTAAGCAATCACTTTTTACCGTAACCGGTGATAATCCAGATATGTATCTACCCCAGATGAGTAATCCGAAGTTCATCCATACCACAGGTCCTGGCTATTCTGTTGTACTCCTGAACAAGAGCAAATAATTCTGAATTAGCCACCATGAACTCATCGCAAACCCTCTGTATAGCATCACTATTCAGAATAATAACGTCTCTTCCCGAAAGACGATCAGGAGTACAGAACAAAACTGTCAAACGGCTGAAGGCCTTTGCTCGTTCTGCATTGACTATATCAATACGCTGCCTAAGGATGAAACACCCCGACGCCTCATCAATATTCACTCTACCCACACCATATGAATGATAAATATTTAATGCTGAAAAAACCATTAGACCGTATAACAAACACTCAATCAACACTTAACAGAACTTTTATTTTTGACAAACATATAATATTTTCAACAATATCCTGAGCCAGGTATATTTCAGTATAAGGCTCTGCCGAAAGGAATCTGGAAGAATGAATATGGCGCGCTGTACTGGATTCGAACCAGTGACCGATTGCTTAGAAGGCAATTGCTCTGTCCGGCTGAGCTAACAACGCTGAATACCGATAATGGACCGCCATCGGGGACCCGCCCCCGCACCAACAACCCTGTTATCGTGTCGTCTGCTCTTCCTGATAAGCTAATGGCGGTTTGTGATGGTGGCCCTTGCTGGATTTGAACCAGCGACCTGGCGATTATGAGTCGCTCGCTCTCACCACTGAGCTAAAGGGCCGGAAGCAGAATAATAATGGTGCGTAATTAATTCTGCAATCTCATCCGTTTCAAACGATTAAATCCTGAACTTCCCTGACTGTCTGCTCAAAACGTCCGGTCTCCAGTTCAACGCCAATCGCACGACGCCCCAGTGCCATCGCCGCTTTTACCGTTGAACCCGACCCCATGAAAAAATCTGCAACCAGGTCACCCGGACGACTGCTTGCGCTGATTATCTGCTGCAGCATTTCTGCCGGTTTTTCGCACGGATGTTTCCCGGGATAGAACTGCACCGGTTTATGTGTCCACACATCCGTGTACGGCACCTGCGCCGTCACACCAAAATACCGCCGCAGATGCTTATATTCACTCTGCAGCTCCACATACTGCCGGTTCAGTGACGTATACGTATCCACCAGCTGGTGGTGGGGCTTTTCCAGTTCACCGCGCTGATGTTTCTCTTCTGCCACCCGGGCAAACAGCGACTGTAATTTCAGATAATCGCTTTCGTTCGGTAGCTGCCACTGACTGGCACTGAACCAGTGCGACACCATGTTTTTCTTTCCTGTGACATCTGCAATCTGTTTTGCCGTTATCCCCAGGGCCGCGCGCGCATCACGAAAGTAAGAAATCAGCGGGGCCATCACATGCTGTTTCAGTGCACTGCCCTTCGCCGCATACCCGGCATCTTTCGGACGATACGGCCCCTGATAATGTTCCGCGAACAGAATGCGCTCTGTGGCGGGGAAATACGCCCGCAGGCTTTCCTTGTTGCATCCGTTCCAGCGTCCGGACGGCTTCGCCCAGATAATATGGTTCAGCACACTGAAGCGTTCACGCATCATGATTTCGATATCAGATGCCAGGCGATGACCACAGAACAGGTAAAGACTTCCGGCAGGTTTCAGCACCCGCCAGAACTGCGCCAGACACTGGTCCAGCCACTTCAGGTAATCATCGTCGCCCTTCCACTGGTTATCCCAGCCTTCAGGCTTCACTTTAAAGTACGGCGGGTCCGTGACTATCAGGTCAACAGAATTTTCGGGTAACGACCGGATAAATTCCAGGCAGTCGGCGTTGATTAACTCACAACTGGATATTTTTACAGTATTAAGCATGGATCATTAAGCCTGTCTCTGATAGGCTCATTCTGCTTTTGCGCAAAGCAGTGGGCCTGAGGTTTGCTTGTGAACCCAACGCATGAGCAGATGGCTGGTGGGTGCCCCTAACACCCACCAGCCGCCCATTTACCACAAATAAAAAAGCCTTCACTGCGGAAGGCGTCTGTAACAACCGAACTGATAGTCTGCCAGACCCGCCATAACCAGCTGGGTCAGTATTAACTGGCAGCGTTCGCGTGAAAGGTAAGTATTCTGCGCTATCTCCCCGACTGTCGCCGGTTCGGTAACGCTTAATTCATTAAACACCACTCTGGCGGTTTCTGTCATATCCTGCTGTTTTAGCATGTCTTTTTCCCTTTTCCGGTTAACGTGACACACCAATAACTCTTGTCGAAAAAGCCAGCAAGCTGAAAGACAGGTATTCACCGCCACCAGCGCGTTTACTGTACTGACGCGATTTCAGTCATAAAAAACCCGCCAGGCGGCGGGGTGTAAAAAATCTTCTAACGTCAGGCATAAAACGCCCATCGTTAGGGCAAATTTACCACAGATTCGGGAAAAATCAACAACACTATCGCGTTACCCTCTTTAACTGCCGCTCCGCCCATGCCTCTTCAATGTCAAACCGAACCACCAACGTATCGTAAAAGCGTTTCACTGATTTTTTCCACGTATCAAGCGTGATAGCACTCGTCACTTTGCATATGGCATTAAATGCCTCCGTTGATGGCAGCCTTTCACAGCCACGACCACCACAACGCTGGCAATCTCTGATAACAGGCATACCACGTTTTACCGACTCTTCACGATGAATGGCGACACCACGCCCACGGCAATCCTTACAGGCGGTGGAAACCTCACCCTTTCCGCCACACTCCGGACAGGCAACTTTTACCACCTCCCTGACTTTTTTCCATTCTTCCCAGTAAGACGGATACACGCCTTTTGTGCACTTTGCCCACACTGGTGGCTTACCATCCGGATACTGGATCTTGTTTGTAAAAACCTCGCTTTCAATAAATTTTTTTCCGTGACAGCAGGGGCACTGTTTTTTGCTCGCCGCGCTACGGGCATAATCTTCAAACGCATACGAAGCCATAATGCGCATCACTACCGGTTTTATTTCTGCCGGAAGTTTTCTCAACGCCGCCACACGATCGCACCGACTGAGTGCATAATCTGCCAGTAATTCTGTTGCCCGCGCCCTGTCATTCATACTGATGCCCATTTTCCCCAGGAACGCAGAAAACCCCATCTCAGCCCGATTCTGTGTCATGCCCTGCGCGGCCATCACATCAGTGATACTCAGCGCATCTTTTGACGTTGAGGCCGATGCATCGGTCAGGCCAGGGGATTTTGGGGAGTAGTATTTCGGTAAATCTTCCAGTTTCATTTTTTGACCTGCTCTTCATGCATTATGGGGTAAATCTTCACCCCCATACGTCCACCAGATACTGGCTGACCACGAACGATATTGATTTCATCAAACTGCTCATCGTCCATTAACACTCCCGCATGCGTCAGCGCATCCAGCGGTGCTTTCAGGATATTGTCCAGGTCGCGACGACGCTTATCCGGTGGCTCTGCAATCACCTTTATCGCCAGCCTTCCGGACAGGCTTAATTTCAGCCGCTGCTGGCGAACAATAAGCGCCACAGCCCGGCGATAACGCTTTCCCTCCTCCGAGATAAAATATGTGCTGCCACGGCGTCGCCAGTAAGTGTTCACCGTCGGCGGGTAAGGTAAAACCAAATCTATGAGCATCAGTCACCTCTTTTACCCAAGCACGCCAGTTGCAAAGGCGTGATCAAGAAAACGAAAAATTAAATCAACCTGAGAACCATGCTTTTCTTCGAACGCCAGAGGATCCGCATGAAGCTCGTTGTGATGCTCCCGACACAGCGGTAGCGTGAAAATATCGTGAGATTTTGTCCCCATTCCGCCCTGACCATGACCAATCAGGTGATGGGGATCGTCGGCTGGCTTACCACAACACGCACACGGCTGTGTCTTCACCCAGCGTGTGTATTTCTCGTTAACCCAGCGGCGACGTTTAGGTCGTTTCATGAAAGATTCCGGAGACTCAGGATCAACGGCAATGCTGACCACCGTCTCTTCCTGTGGCGGGGTTTGCTGGTGGGCGGGAGGCAGCGGCGCAAGATTTTTTGTGCGCTGCTTCAGTATGCTGGTGGCGGTCTGCTCTCCCGGTACGATGTCGCTTTCACGGTACATTGAGCGGATTTTTTCCGCACGCAACCCCAGCGAACGACGTAATACCGCTTCCGGTAGCGCGTCCGCCACCTGATTGCGGACCGCCCACCAGGATAATTCAGCCAGCGATAATTCCCGTTCCTGCGAGCCATTCATTGCATGGCGTATGACGTCAATCATCCATGCAGACAGGTTTTGGTGAGCAAGTTGCCCGAGTGATTCGGAGGTCTGGTCGCGCAGCTGGTTGTCGCAGTGCCAGCACAACACCATTGCGCCGGTACCATAACGGTGAATGACGGTTTCACTGTGGTGATAATCGCCGTGTGGCCACTGGCAGGATTTAACATGGCGCAGTAACCAGTCAGACAATGCGCCAGCGCCACCAGCAGCACGAATCACTCGTTCGTCGCTGAAAAATGGCAGTAATGATTTATCCTCCGCCAGCGGCTGGCGAACGACAGGAACGACCCCGGACGGCAGATTACGCATGCTTTTCGGTTCCGGCTCCACCAGTACCCGGGTATTGTGGAATACCGGCATGGATTCACGGCCCGGCTTAACGATCACCAGCCCGAGTTCCGGTACCAGAACAGGTCGAAGTAATACCCGCACGTTACCTCCAGATGCGTTGCTGGAATGTGCGGGACGGACGCGGTGGGCGTTCGGAATAAGGGAGTCTGACGTAGATTATCCAGTGACGATAATCGAGGGTGAGGGCTTTCCTAAACTCATATCCACGTCTGCGGTAGTTATGAATCAGCCATTCGGCCTGTTCTTCAGTGCATGGGGGATGCTGGAACCAGTCAGATTTGAAAGTGCGGGAACGCCGCCCGTGCCTGCTGGCAAAGACGGCAGAATCATCAGAATTGTGTAATTTGGTATCGTGCGCCATCGGTTGTCTCTGCTGGCGCAGCAGGTGCCAGTTGTTCAGGCTGGCGTGTGGATTGTAAACCAGAATGCCAGGAAAAAACAAAACCCGCGAAGCGGGTTAGTAAAAATGTACTGAAGTCAATGACGTGCCATCACAGTTAAAATATGACAGACTCTATTTACGTAGAGATGTCAGACTGCAAGATCCAAGGGAAGATCAGAAATATCCTTTAATCTTTTACCATTAACCATCACGGAAAGCATGTCAGCTGCATCGCTGAGCCCCAGTATTTCAACTGCTGATATAAGTTCATAAAGCGCAAAATGATACACGCAATCTATATCACCAGTACCAAGAGCAATAGACGCCAGACGACTTGGAGTAGGCTCAGCAGTAACAACCATTACATGAGGGAGATTTCCCTTACGGTTGCGAATAAGATTTAATGCCTCAGAACGAGCATTCTGGGCCCGGTCGCTTCTTATTGTCCATTTGCAGGAAATACTTGCGTGTAATATTGGTTTCCCACCATTCGAACTCCTGAGAGCTGACATGCGGGTAACAGAATCATCCACCAGTAATTCAGGACTGTTGATAACTTGATCACATTCAGGTTCTCTTTCAACAATAATATCTGGTGAAATCGTATAATCACTCCCCAGTGCAGCAGCTAGCTGAGGATTACTTTTTGCAGCACTATCCAATGCTATAAGATGGGCATATTGTTCATATTTAGCTATCTCTAATCTGTTTCTACCAGAAACCTGATGTACATTCCATTTTCCAGGGCGTAAGTGGCTGAGTTTAAAAAAGGTTTTTTCTATAAACTCTGCGCAGATACTCTCAAACTGATTACCAGATGTTTGCCCTGCAACACGTTCACCAATCGTTTCAGCCTGCAAGAAGCGAGCAATTTCTCTTGCTATAGCTTTACTGTTTTTGTTACTGCTATCTGCGTTACTAACAACTCCGGCAGTATTAATTGTGAGCGTATTCAGTAACAATTGGGCATGAAACTCCTTTCTGGCTTCAGCAAAACCAACTATGCTGTCAACCAAATCTCCATTCATTTCTGGATTTCCTTCAGGCTGCTTGACTATTCTTACTGATGTTATTCTTATACCGTCCCTGCAAAACTCCATACACATATTGTGCGATTTTTGCCGCAAATAGCGGTGGAACAGCATTCCCGATCTGCTTTGCAATCTCAGTTTTTGAACCGGTAAAAATGAAATTATCAGGAAAAGACATTAATCTCGCTGCCTCACGATGAGTTATTGGCCGATCCTCTTCCGGATGTAAATATCGCCCTTTCTCCGGTTTGAAAAACTCAGTACGAATCGTTACTGAAGGTCTGTCCCACCACAGACGTCCAAACAAATCGGTCCCTCCAGATTTCTTTTTTAGCCAGCACGCCGGGGTTATATCAGGTCTTTTTTTCTGTAAATCGAAACGGTTACCTCCTGGTGGAACCGCTTTATATCGCTCCAAAGAAACAGGTGTGGGATTACGCCCAAAATGTAAGTTCAGCGGAGGAAGTTCATTACGAATATCAGTTCCAACAGGAGCAGGTAAGTCACCAATTGCATCACGCGTACAGACCCATTCAGGCAAAGCGACATCCTTATCAGGGGAACGATGCGTTGGTGCTGGCGGGAACGCCGGAATACTATGCACATCGAAGAGTTCTCGTTTGATACCGATTGCTATCGTTCGTTTTCTTGTCTGAGGTACTCCATAGTCAGCAGTATTCAACACCATTGGATTAAGCAGAATAAAGCCCATGGATTTCGCTCTAAACGTAATGTCCGCAAACTCATCGCTTATCAGCAATCCGGGGACATTTTCCATGACGAACATACAAGCCCTTGAACGCTCAATGACATCCATATAAGGCTCCCACAATGCTCTTCGGTGATCACCATAACGATTCTTATTTAATAAACTGAATCCCTGACACGGGGGGCCACCTATGACCACATCAGCCTCAGGAACAGTATTGCTGGATGCCCACTCCTCAATATTTGCCTGAACTCCATGCAAACCAAAATTGGCATTGTAGGTATTTATAGCTGCAGCATTATTATCAATAGCAAGGATACTTTCAAAGTAGTCAGACATCTCTCCATGAAGAAAACCATAAGATAATCCACCTGCCCCACAAAAGAGGTCTATCACTCTGAATTTATTTAATTCTTTCATCCGCATCCATATGCCTCAGATTAATGTTGAGCGTCTTACAGGACGCGTAATGTTAACTGGGGCTTTCTCTATCTGCCTTTTGGTGTTCATGCCTGAGGCAGACAGCCTCAGGCACCCGCAGCAATTCTACTTAACTCACGTCACCTCGCCAATATGAAATCAATCAGAAAGGTGATCCATAAAATCACTCCTTCTCTTCTTTTCCGTAGTGGAGTTGGCCAATTTTGATAAGAGGGCGTCCCTGAGATTTGCGGTGTAGATTGGTATCGCGCAGAGAATACACACAGCCACAATATTCCTGCTGATAGAATTTTTCGCGCTTGCTGATTTCAATCATACGGGACGAGCCGCCCTGCTTGCGCCAGTTATAATCCCAGTACACCATACCCGGATAATGCGCAACAGCTCGCCGCCCACACTCGTTAACCTGCTGCATATTTTTCCAGCGTGAAATGCCCAGTGAACTGCTGATCACACTGAAACCATTTTCAGCAGCGTACAACGCTGTCCGCTCAAAACGCATGTCAAAACACATGGTACAACGGATCCCCCTCTCAGGCTCCCATTCCATTCCTTTGGCACGTTCAAACCAGTTGTCGGTGTCGTAATCAGCATCGATAAACGGCACGCCGTGTTGTTCAGCAAAGCGAATATTTTCATCCTTACGAATTAAATACTCTTTCTGAGGATGAATGTTCGGGTTGTAGAAAAAGATGGTGTAGTCGATTCCCGAGGCCTGAAGCGCCTCCATCACTTCACCGGAACATGGAGCACAGCAAGAGTGCAGTAGTAGTTTGTTTGCCCCGTTTGGGAGTTCCAATTTAGGCCGTTTGAAATCAGCAATAGTCATAAATATTTTTATTGGGGTCATGAAAATAGCACAGAGTGTAGCATCAGAGCAGGGCTATCGGGAATATATGTCTAAATCTGGTAATATCTGGTTTTGACGCAAAGCGGACAACCACGCTGGCTCTACCCTGCGCCATGAAAATGTCAATTCACATCTGAACTAATGCTCTTTAATCTAGTAACGTCTAAAATACCTAACATTTCCTTGATAAAATGTCAGTACACGCTGCATAGCTTCGCTCTTCCGGCACTCGCGACAGATTATATTCAGGCGCCTGTCGTAGCGGCGTATTTCTCCGTCTGGTAACTTTCGAATCAGTGTCGGGTCAGCAGCCTTCTCCGGTGTCTTACGCCATACGCGATACGCCTGCTCTGATGGAAATACCCCGCAATCACAGAGCCAGACATCACCACTGGCCGCAAGCGCACCAGATAAACGACGAATAGCGGTCTTACTGACACCCGTTTTATCTGCCAGTTGTCGAAAAGTTTCTCGTCCGCTCAGGCGCACGAATTCCACAATGCGCGCCTTCACTTCTTCCCGCTCTTCTGGTGTAAATACTTTTGCCATAAGCGCCTCCGGCAATCACTTTTCCGACACAATACGACCGGATGAATCGACAATCTGTCGAACAATATCCCGGTGCTTGTACAGCTCCCGCAGCGCGGCGCAGACTCGCTCCCACTTCTGAACCTGACCTTTTGCCCGGCGCAGCTCGCGGTTAGCCACATGCAGCGATGGTAAAATCAGACCATCCGGATGTTTTCTGGTGAACGACGGCTGTGACTGCACTGTGACCGCCACACTTTCAGTTTTTATTTCTTCCTGTGTTTCCGCTTCCCGGACAGGTAACGCAATACCTGCTGGCTGAGGAATGGCTTTACCATCCGTTTCCGCTACGGATGCAGCTTCCGGCTCTGCCGGTAAATCAGCGCCCGGTATGCAGTAACGAAATTTACCGTTCTGATTTACGCGTGCCAGGCGCCCCGTTGCTGTTACGACCGCCAACGTGGAAGCAACCTTGCGAATGCTAACACCGAACTTATCCGCCAGTTCCTCACACGTTTTAGCCCCATCCTGACAGATAAACTCAATCATCATGTCCGCGGTAACTTTTTGTTCGACCTCCCCGGTCAGCATATCCTGTGCTTCAGATTTTACTGGCCGCTCTTCGGTTACCCGGGATTCACCTTCGCCAGCCAGAAACCAGGTGTGACCAGTTTTATCAACGACGCCATTTCTTTTGAGTTCCCACAGCTCGTTGACAGCCTCTTCACGACTGATTCCAAGGCGAGCTGCCACCACATGTGAAGAGGCTTTTTTCAGTGCTTTCAGTGCGTCAAATACGGTTTCCATTAATATTTCCTCCGACAAAATCGTTTCTCAGATTCAAATAAAACCAGCTGCCTTCCGGCGTTCGTATTCCTGTTTCAGCCGTTCAATTGGCGTTGGCCCTTGCGGGTGTTTCGCCCCTTCCAGTTGTCGTCGCACTGGCGGAACACTCATCCCGTTACCAACATGCTTTGCCCATTTCGTCAGTTGCCGTTCCGCAAGTCGTTTTAACTCACCCTGCGTCATCTGGCGCTCAATCCCTCTGGTACGCATTTCGAGGCAGATGTGGTACAGCACAGGCTGTGGCCACGGGTATTTATCACTCCCGTCGTATCGCCAGGATTCATTGCGCCAGCGCCGGTACTCTTCCATCACTGCATCCACCGTAAGACCAAATGGATTTGCCCCACTCTCCGAAATCAGTGCAACAAACTCAGCCAGGTCCGGGGGCCACGTTTCACCCGCCCGGCAGCGGTCCATGCACTGACGGCAGACCAGCCGGATTTGCTGTTCAGTCATCGCGCCAATCTGGGCAATCCAGAGCTTCGAAGGTGCGGCCCCGTTCTTCTGTGTCCAGCGGTTCGAATACACCTCCCCCATAAGCTCCCACAGCTTCCAGGCCGTTTCCGTTGCTGATAAATCCGTTGTCACGTTCCCACTGTTCGCGTGCTGCCCGGATTTCCTGAACTGCCCGTGATGCCGTGCCACCTGATGCTGCATGGCTTACCCCCTTGCTGACTGGTTTTACCTGTGCCCTGACGTGCTGCACGTGGCGGGCAAATTTCTGCTCCCACTGAACCTGCGTGAAAACCTTCCCCTCCGCCATCCAGTAATCCCGGAATGCGGCAAGCTCTGCAGGTGTAAATTCCGGCTCAGGCAGAGCCATACCCCACACTGCTGCCCGTTGTCGAAAATCCGACGACAGCTGCCAGACAGTAGTCATCGAAAATTTCCCGATCGGTTCGCTCAGGCCGTCCAGGTATTCAGGTTCGGCTGTCTGCAACGGCGCACCATGCGACTCACCGGTTGGAGCACTCTCGCGCATGCGCGCGTTATGTGTGGGGTTTAATTCTGTATCTGTATCTTTATCTGTCGTGACTTGTCGTGACATGTGCGTGACATTTCGTGACGCGCCGTGACAATCGCCATTTTGTTCCCGCTTTCTTTCCCTCTCACGCTGCGCCCTCTTGCGCTCTGCCGGAGATTTTGCGGTTTGCGAAATATTGCCGTTGTCCTCTTTAAGCACCTGGCGTTTTTCCCATCCAGTGATTAAATCACCATCAAGTACCCGCCCCTGCATCGTCTGCAAAATTGAATCAATTACCTCTTCTGTCACGTCGAGCGCACTTGCCAAATCTTCTGTCGTGACATCAATGTGACCTCGCGTGACATTTCGTGACGCGCTCACCAGGAGGTGGATATACACTGCCATCACTGTTGCAATTGGCTGCCCTGACACCCTGGCAATTGTTCGCCACTTAGGGTCATTTGGCATGTCATGCCATAATCTGAGCCAGGCGTTAGCCATACTCACCTCTTCTGATACCGAATCTTTTTACTCACGAGTTGCCGGAAGCGATTCGATATGGCTATTGTCAGTCAATGTACTGCCACAGCATTTCCTGCCGGGCCACCACGGTTCATCTGATTGAAACCGGCGATTGCCACTGCGACAAAATCATCAGCGTCTCTCACCAGTCGCTCCCGCGTCTCCACCAGCTCCCGAAAATAAGCTGAACTGTGGCTGCGCATTCTGGCCACCAGCAAAGGTGGCATTGCCTTTTCGATCGCTGGTAACAACGCCTGAATTTTTTCAACTGCATCAGGGGTGTCTTTCTCTACCCAGCGGAAAATTTTCTGGGTATTACGGGCCAGGGCTTCCGGATGGCTGTCGTCGTACAGTTCCGGGAACGTCATCCCCAGTTCGAAATAAGTCCGGGCTATTTCAGCTGCTGGAACTTTCTCACCGTCTGGATACGCCCAGGCATTCATTGCCATGCGGATGTGTTCATGCTTGATTTTCATGAATCCCCCCCGCCTCTGGTTGTGTGTTAGCCTGATACTCGACAGGTAAGCCGTCGGTTGGGTTGGGATAAGTACTGCCATCAATCTCGTGCGGAGTTACTATCCAGCCTGTTGCTTCGCACCAGCGTAAAATTTTTTTCCCCGTAAGTTTCGCCCGTCCGGTAATGACATGGCTTACCATCCCTTGGGTTACCCCAACAATTTCAGCAAAATGCTTCTGAGTTATACCGGAATGATGCAAATATTCTCCAAGATTCATTGTTCACCTCATGTGATGTCATCACGATCATTAATAGCATTGTTATTTTTAAAAGTAAATAGCATCACTATTTCAAAGAGATTAATAATCTTATTAGAATTGAAGGTATGAAAAGAAAATCCCTGTCAGAGATCGACCTGCAAGCCGCCCAGAGACTGAAAGAAATCTGGACGGCGAAAAAAAATCAACTAGGGTTAACCCAAGAGCGTGCGGCAGAAATTCTGGGATTTTCGACACAGGGAGCTGTAAGCCATTATCTAAATGGTCAGACACCTTTAAATCTTGAGGCTGTTATCAAGTTCGCAGGGTTGCTGCAAGTTCCTCCCGAGTCAATCAGACCAGATATGGCCGAGTTGTTACAAATTGTAAGGATGTATCCCCAAGAATCTGGGGAGGACAATGTTGTCACTATATCTGCAGATATGGAACAATCGGAAAACGAACTTCCGTTTAATATAGACCCCATGGAGCGGGATTTGCTCCAGACGTTCAGGGCTTTCCCCAAAGAAGATAAAGAGAAAATGCTTAAGGAAATGAAGGAGAAAAAAGAATCAATTGAAGAAATCGTTGCGCGATGGCTAGCTGCGCAAAAGGGTCGTCGCGCCTAATCTGAGGAGGTAAAAACATGAGTACAGCCCTTTCCCCGATAATTTCTGAATTTGAAACAGTCGAACAAGAAAACAGCTATAACGAATGGTTGCGAACCAAAGTGGCAGCAAGCCTCTCAGATCCCCGTCCTGCAATTCCACATGACGAAGTAATGGCTGAAATGGAAAACCTTATTGCTCAATTAGCTGCAACGAACAGGAGTGAGTAATGCTGCCCATTTTATGGCTACCTTCTGCACGTGATGATTTACGTCAGATCGTAGCCTATATTGCTAAGGAAAACCCTCCCGCTGCACGTAGACTAAAAATACGCATTGAAACATCAGTTTTGTCACTTACTGAACACCCTTATCTGTACCCACCGAGCGAAAGAGTTCCAAGTCTTCGTGAGATAGTGACTCATCCTAACTACATAATACTTTACCGAGTAACAGCATCTAACATCGAGATCGTAAATGTAGTTCACTCACGAAGACAGTATCCAAACAAAACCTGTTAATCCTTCCTGTCAACAACCACCTTCGGGTGGTTTTTTTCTTGCCACGATAATAGCACTGCTATTTACATAATTAAATAGTAGTGGTATTGTTCATTCATCAACCCACCCCGCCCCACAGAACGCCAGGCAATACTTCGAGTTACCCGGCAGTGGTCAGGGGTTAAGTAGCCAGCCCGAGGCGTATGAACATGACGGCGGGAACACTTTATATAACAGCGCAGCAGTTTTTTAGTTCCGCTACCCCGGCGTTAAGGGGAAATGAGGTCAGCATGGATACTATCGATCTTGGCAACAATGAATCTCTGGTGTACGGCGTGTTTCCCAACCAGGACGGCACATTCACCGCGATGACGTATACCAAAAGCAAAACGTTTAAAACCGAAAATGGTGCCCGTCGCTGGCTGGAAAGAAACTCAGGTGAGTGATATGGATTTCGACACAATCATGGAAAAGGCTTACGAAGAATACTTCGAAGGCCTTGCCGAAGGCGAAGAAGCTCTCAGCTTCAGTGAGTTTAAACAGGCGCTTTCCAGCTCGGCAAAATCTAACGGCTGATAAGCGAAACAGCACCGCGAGGAATCAGTATGCAGAAACGAGAACCCGTCATCATCGCGCCAGACTATACCGATGATGAACTTTATGAGTGGATGCACCAGAAAATTAATGCAGCGCAGGATCTGAAATGGGCCAATGAAGCCAGGGCTAAGCAGGCTGAAAATCTGTCCGCTCTGGAGCAGGATATCACTAATCTGGAAAAAGCAGCGGCATTAAGCATTGCCAGAATGATTACATACCCGCGTTAATAGCTAACCAACGTGAACCGCCCCGGGTTTCCTGGAGAGTGTTTTATCTGTGAACTCAGGCTGCCAGATCATCGTTTCCGATGGAAGCATAATAAGCTTTTTCTGCTTCTGCCGGAGGAGTATGGCCCAGCCTTCCCAGCAATCGTCGATTGTTATACCAGTCCACCCACGTTAGTGTGGCCAGTTCCACTTCTGCACGGTTTTTCCAGCTCTTACGGTGTATTACCTCCGCTTTGTAAAGACCATTGATGCTCTCAGCCATCGCGTTGTCATACGAGTCGCCTGTACTCCCTGTTGATGCCAGTAATCCGGCTTCTTTTAGTCGCTCCGTATAGGCCAGTGACACATACTGAGAGCCTTTATCGCTGTGATGGATGGTGCCAGACGGACGACGGGCCCACAACGCCTGCTCCAGCGCATCCAGCACGAATGTCGTTTCCATAGACGATGAGACCCGCCACCCCACGATGTATCCGGCAAACACATCAATGATAAACGCCACATAGACGAAGCCCTGCCATGTGCTGACGTAAGTAAAATCAGCCACCCACAGCTGGTCAGGTCGTTCTGCCACGAACTGACGGTTTACGCGGTCGCCTGCGGCAACGGCTTTCCGGCTGATGGTCGTACGGACCTTTTTACCCCGGAGAACACCGGCAAGTCCCATAACCGCCATGAGACGTGCCACTGTACATCTGGCCACCCTGATTCCTTCCCGTAACAACTGACGCCAGACTTTACGCACACCGTACACCTGATGATTTTCATCGTATACGCGCTGTATCTCTCTCTTCAGCCAGTCGTCGTGCTGCGCACGGGCACTGCGTTTATCCGGATGATGTCGCTG